GGGTGTATTTTGCTACTGATGGATGCAATGGGCTGTCCATCAGCAATCCTACCGCAACCTTTCTCGATAAAAGATGTCAAGAACTTTATAAACAAAGTGCAGTATCGAATTGACAGCTTTCCATGCTGTTGCCAATGATCTCGTCTGACCTATTTGATCTTCTGGTGGTTTATTGCCTATTAAATTGAAGAAATAAATTGGCTTTGGCTGTGATGAATCTTTTCTCACACATAAGTAGGCTGTTTCAGTTGTAAAGAGCCAAAAACCATCAAGTGTCATTTCTGGAATATCAGCTATTGCATAATCCGTTGACGTGATGTTTTGCCATGTCCATTCTTTCGTTGAATCACATCCCATTCCAAGTAATGACTCGCTGATATAACATATTCTTACATTCTTAGCGTACAGAAAATATTCTCTATCCCTGTCATATTGTGGAATCCATTTTTTTGTCTTTTTGGTAAAAACTGTACAATCGTTATCGTTTCCAAGCAAAGTGGCGAGATCCGATTTAACAGTGTCTGCGTACGCGACGATCTGTGTGTTATTTCCATATAAACACGAACATTTTGAAATCGCATCTATGGCATCCGCATCTTGATTGAATTGACATATTTCATATGTAAATCCCCTGAACGAATAAAAGTCGAGAAGATTATTTATTTTATCCGCATCAGACGTTTGTCTTTCTGCTACAATACATACATCTGGACTTACAAATCCGACATTGATTCTTGCTTCAGTTATCGAAAGAAGCGCAAGTAGGAACAAGGCCATGCTGAGCATGATTTCC